GGGAAACCTTCAATCTACAATCAACAAATTACTTCAGTCGGAATAGAGAACAGCGTTTTGGTAAGTGCGGTCGGTAAGACGCTTAGTGACAGTGGTCGTCAAATTCTATGGCACACGGCTAGTACCAAACCAGGGTTTTCAGGAGGTCCTATATTTTGTGGAACCAATATGGTAGGGCTTCATTATGCCGCTCAAGGCGATCATAATGAAGCCGTTCGCATAGAGGCTATTTTGCATGGTATGGAATACTCCGAAGAATTAAGTTCCGACCTTGTCTTTTCAGAGCGTGAAGGCGTAGTCTGGTTAGGAGGCAAGGAAGGAAAAATTGAGAGTGATGACGGTGACCATGTTTTTGTTGGTCGCGATGGGCGTGTAGTGTATCTGAATGAGGACTACTATACATCGCGGTTACATGACCACAATGGGGACCGTGATCAATACAACGATTACGATGTTGATTATGATGATGATGTCCCTACGGGTGCCGACTTGACTTCGGACCCGTATGGAGATGATCCTTATTTTGATGATCGTGGTAGGGTTACCACCATAAATAAGCAGATGCAGAAGCTTAAAAAGAAGAAGCCTCAGCTTAATATGGAGTTAGCGCCCCCCAACGTGATCGTTCGTATGGGACTGGATCCTAATATTTTTAAACAGATCGAGAGCAAAACTCCGGTATTTTCCGGGTCTTATCCTCCAATACAACAGGTTTCTATTGATATGATAGAAGCTTTTGGTGATAAAATTTCGAAAGAAGGTTTTGTTCCCGGAACGTATGGTGAGCCAGTGATAACTAAAACGGCCGAGGAGCTTAGTTTGGTTAAACATTTGGCCTTGTTTGAAGATAGAAAGAATACAGTGTTGATTCCTCCGTCCGAGTCGGAGATCGATAGGGTTGTTTTTCTTTGTGAGAAAATGTTGGAGAATAATAAGTATTCTCCATCCCTTGATTATAAAAAACGGAGTGGTATCCGTTCTATTATAGAATCAACTTTAGTGAAAGGTTGTAAGAGTGCAGGCTTCCCCTATGGAGCCGATGGTTTGCCGACCAATAGTGACGTCATTCGTGAATTAGGCCTGGATGGTCTCATTGATGTCGTTCTATCTGAATGGGATAACCCATTCGACCTCAAGGCGTTTTTGAAGACTGAACCACACAAAGTCTCCAAGATAGAGGCCGGGTTGTTGCGAATCATCACTGCACTACCGTTACACAAGATGGTTAAACACCAGGCGTTATTCCATAATTTAACTGCTGCTGGTGTAACTAATTGGCGTAACAGTCCGTTGGTCTTCTTTAGTCCCCAGGTTCCTGGTGATGTAGAGAATTTGTGGAAACGGATGAAAAAACGGGTTTTTGAAACTGATAAATCTAATTGGGATTTCAACATGTTTGATTATATCTTTGAGATTGTCAAGTTGGTTATTGATAATTTGATCATCAAGCCATTGGATATGTCTGATGATGATTTTGACCAGTACCGAGTCGATGTGTCGAACGCTATCGATGAAGTATTCCAAAATTCCGTTTACCGTTGTTCTAATGGGCATCGTTATCAGTTAGATGGCGGTGGCATTATGAAGAGCGGTTGGGTTCTTACTTATTTCGTTAACTCTATATCTCAATTAATTCTGCATTTACTCGTTTCCATACGTATGGGCTATACGGATGTGCAAATCCTCTCCG